GGAATACGTCGGGCTTGATGGCATCGGTACCCACACCATGAGGAAAACGTTTGGTTACTGGCACTATAAAAAATTCAAGGACGTTGCTCTGCTGCAAGAGATATTCAACCATTCCAGCCCGGACGTTACGCTTCGATATATAGGGATCACTCAAGACACAATGGACCAAACAATGGACTCATTCAGCTTGTAAGCTCATCTGTCTTCAAAACGGATGAGTTTTTTTCTGCCTATTTAACGAACTAACCATAACGAGAAAGTGTCCAACTCATTTTGACAAAATGGCTTAAAACTATGCAGGACAAAGGGTTCAGCGATTATGTGAATTGGACACAATATAAGATATGGTTAATTCGTGGATAATGTGGATAAGTGAAAAACAATCCGTTTCAGAGACAAAATGATTTTGGCGCAACGTTGGCACTCCTTTTTATTTAGGATCGTGTAATATGGTATTAGGTAATGAGAAGAGAGAGCGACCCCCAATAAGGGAGTCGCTTATTTGATGGAATATAATTAGGTTTCTATCATGCATTTTCCGTATTCTACCTTTACACATCTTTCGGTGAACCAGTTTCTTGAATCTCTCCAAATTTGAACATAATGTCCATCTTTGTCTTTTTTTAATACGTAGTCGTACATGTCTGGGTAAACATCTCTAACCCATTCTTGTTTTGCATAACTAACATGACCTGCAGAAATTAACATTGCAGCAGAAAAAACAATTGCTCCTACAGCTTTTTTGAGTTTGGATTTTTTCATGCTCACACCTCCTTTGATTTTTGTTTTGCCTATTAAAGTAAATAGGCTAATAAAATAGTAACATGTCCCAAAGGGGAAATATGTCGGTTTTTGACATAATGATCATATAATGTATCATTTGTAACAAAATTGTAAAGAGTATGGAGGCATCCATAGATGCTTTTTAATATTAGTTGTAAAGGGGCGGAATCTAAGGAGTGCAATAATAATTTGGAAAAGCATTAAAAGGGAATAGAGAAAAATGGTTTTGGCACAATTATGGCACAACGTTGGCACTCTGTTTTTGTTTAAGCCATGTATTATGGTATTAAGCGAATAGACAAATTTCTTTTTCTGTATTACTTTCATAAAATGAAATACATCGAGAATTATCCCTTATTTGCACCCTTCATTTGGGTGTTTTTTATTTAGACAAAAAGGAAACAACTAGGGGTACAAAGAGGAACATTCTGAGCCGGATCGCGCTAGTCTTGCGGCTTTGGTATCGGGAGATTGTGAGAAGTATGTTTTTTGAACATGCCGTCTTGCAATACTTGGCTTCCTCCCGGAGTATGTGTGAGACGCAAATTTGAATAAGCGTTTAGCGTAAGGGGGAATCGTTCGACAAATTTCGCATATCGTTCCATTGTCACTCTCTTTCCCCGATAATAAGATAGGGAGTGATGAACTTGGATCAGTTTGCTTTCGTACAACATGCTATTACTAAAGGATATGACTTTAATAGTGACATGTTTGCTGTTTATATGGATATCGCATCAAGATTCCAGGTATACGAAACAACTTATAATTATTTATATGAAAAAACAAAAGAAGATGTTGAGTTTAGAAATAAGCCGGACAGAGAACACTTGTTAATCGAACCGATTATCCTTCCTTCTATTTCAAGTGCTTTATTTACTGGAATATACAGTGATTTTGAATATTTTCTCAATTTAATTTGCAATGCGTATAAATCTAAATACAATTATAAGATTGATTTAAAAGATATATCAGGCAACGGTATCAAAAGAGCTGTTACATATTTAAGCAAAGTTGTTCAAGTCGGAGATTTGAAAAATACATCCGAATGGAATGAATTAGAGCATTGGAATAGAGTTAGAAATATCATTGTGCACAATAATAGGGTTTTTAGAAATAAAGAAGACAGGAATTCTGTTATTTCTTTAAATCTTCAAATAAATGAACAACAAAATAGAGTTTATCTTACAATAGATGACTGCAAAAGGTTTCTCAATCTTGCTTTAAATTTTTTTAAGTTATGTATTTAGAATAACTATACGGACCGACAAATTTTGCAAAGTGTTCATATCTTTTCGATTCGTCCGATATCAAGGCGGGAGGTGGTATCGTGAATTTATATCAAATCAAGCACGGTGCATATTCGAGAATAATAGAGGCTAAGAGTGCACTAGAAGCTATTAATGTGTGGGTAAATCATATTAATCGCACAGAATATTATGATAGAAAGACGAGTTTTAATCCAAGTAGTTTCTCTGTAGAGGAATTAGACAGAGTAAAAGCAATTGTCAAAGCATCTGAATAATCAGGTGCTTTTTTATGTTCTCTGTAAACCGGGTCCAGTGAATCTCAGAATAGACGATCGGCGGCCAAAGAGGGCCTCTGAGTGTGGGCCCGGTTTAGAAAGAATATATCCAGACGCTTTCCCAAAAGGGAGGGCGTTTTTTATTTGAGGGAGGGCCAAGGATGTTTGAATTGAATTTAGCGCATACGAGTATTTTAGAGTTGTTAGAAAAGGCAGCTGAAAAGAACGAATTAATACACGTAAGAGCGAGGCAAAGACGTGTTGGTAAGACATCCGCACTCATTCAGTTTGCAAGGGAAAATAACTATACCATTCTTACAAAGAAAACAATGGAAAGGAGTTATCAGCAAAGACATCCTGATTTGAATATCATCGGATATGTGGACGGGTCAGAACTCGATGGGCTTTCTAATGTTGTTTGCGATGAAGGCATACCAATAGATGCTGTTAAAAGGCTTCATAAACTTGGAATTCTGTTAACCGGATTTATATTAGAGAACGATTACGACAATACAGGAATTGACCAAGCCGTTCCTCTTGATTATTCTGCACCTGGAAAATCAACACCATTAATACAAATTGAACTTGAGAAACTTGAATCGATACCGCGTGTTTTCTACAAAGGTGAAAAGATCACCAATCGTATCGCAGTAGATTTCGAGTGGCGAACAGCGGGCCCAGAGAAGCTTGGTTCTTCCTATATTCGTATCAAGCATGGTGAGAAGTTAAATGGGAAGTTGGCAGTAAAGACAAAGGAGCTGGCGTTTGGTGAGAAGGCGTATGAATAGGGAAAGAAAGCAGCGCTATAGATACCTACGAGAGCAACGAAAGGAACGCGACTATGAGCTTGGTTTTATACAACTTGCTGGCCGTCCGTTCTGTAAGCCCAGACTAGTACGACTGGGGCCGGCGCTAACCCTATCGAGATTCATGGCGGGGGCAAGGCGATGAATAAACCTTTAAAGCCCTGCAATGAACCAGGCTGTCCGACTCTCACCCGGGAAGGCTACTGTGAACAGCACAAGCGTGCCAAGCCAGCCTATGATCAATACCGGAAGTCAGCTGCCCGCCGGGGGTATGACAGCAAGTGGCGGAAGGCAAGACAGGGTTACCTTTCAAAGCATCCTTTCTGTGTTTCCTGCATGAAGGAAGGCAGACGGGTTCCCGCGACAGTCGTTGACCATATCACACCGCATCAAGGAAATAAAAAACTATTTTGGGATTCTTCCAACTGGCAGCCGCTGTGTGCGTCCTGCCACAGTAGGAAGACCGCGAAGGAGGATGGAGGCTTTGGCAACAGAACATCAAACCTGCGTATGTGATCACTGTGGAACCAAGTTCCATATCAAAGGATGTTCGAAGGTTAGGAAGTATGACAACGGGGTGCGGCAGCATTACATTAAGTGTCCGCGGTGTCAGACTGAATACACGTCCTACTACACAAACGAGACGATCAGGCGCATGCAACAGAAGGTAAAGAAGCTGACTGTACTACGTCTTAAAGCACAAGCTCAAAAGGGAATTGACGTATACAAACAAAAATACACGCAAGCTCGAGAGGAATTAGAAACGGCCATGCTGCAGCTGCGGGAGGAAATGGAGACCCCCCGCCCTTAAATCTCTGGAAAGAATTCGCCGGAGACCGCGCTCCCCTCCACATTTTGAAAAATTCCCTAAATGAAATTTCGGAAGGAGGTGAGGGAATGGCAAGACCAAGGCAACCGGTTGACTTATTGCTTGTGAAAGGTAAGAAAAACCTGACAAAACAGGAGATTGAGGAACGAAGAAAGCAAGAGATCAAGGCGCCAAGTGACAAAGTAAAGGCGCCTTCTTATTTACCGAAAGACTTAAAAAGAGAGTTCAAAAAAATAGCGGACGAGCTGAAAAACATCGGAATTATGACAAATTTAGATGTTGATGCGCTCGCCCGTTTTTTATATTCACGGAAGCTTTACCTTCAGGTGACGGACCAGCTGCTTGAGCAGGGGCCAATGAAAACAATAGTCGTCAGAGATGTGGACGAACAGGGAAATATCGTGGGGGAAAAAGAAAAAACGGTAGTCAATGAAGCGTATTCGGACTTGCTTATCAATCAAGATAAACTATTCAAACAATGCCGGCAGGCTTCCAGTGATTTGGGCTTAACCATTTCCTCGCGCTGCAAGCTCGTGATTCCTAAAAAGGATGACGACAAGCCGAAATCAAAAGAGGAAGAGCGATTTGGAGGCCGGATGTAATGCAAGAGGTCACCGCTGAAATTCTGATTGAGCGTGTATGGGCCTATTGCGAAAAAATACTTTCAGGTGAGATAAAGGCTTGTCAAAAGCATAAATGGGCTGTGCAGCGATTTTTTAAAGATGTTGAGGCGTTAGCCGACTCAGAATGCCCCTTTTACTATGACGCTGAAGCAGTGCTAGATTTTTACGAATGGGCGCGGCAGTTCAGGCATGTTGAGGGGATACTTGCGGGTGAGCCGATTGAGCTGACGGACTTTCAGCTTTTTATTGCGGCCAATGTATACGGCTTTTTTAAAAAGGAAAACGGTGCCCGCCGGTTTCGAAAAGTTTATATCCAGCTGGCTCGTAAGAATGCGAAATCGCAATTTCTCGCCCTCATGGCTTCTTATGAAGTGTTCCCGACAACCGAAAAACATCGGGTGTTTATTGCTGGATGGTCCCGGGAGCAGTCAGACGAAGTTTACCAGGCGATTCTTGAACAGCTGCAGCATGCTCCGATCCTTGCAGGAAAATATACATCTGCAAACGGCCGGGTAAAAAAGTATAAAACGAACTCAATTATCCAGCCCCTTTCCCGTGAAGCCCGAAAGCTCGGTGACGGTAAAAACCCGTCATTGGGAATTGTGGATGAATACCATGCACATGAAACCAGCGAGATTTATGATGTGCTTGACAGTGGTATGGTCGCCAGGCGCAGCCCATTAATGGCAATCATCACGACAGCCGGGTTCAACATGGAGCGGCCATGTTTTAAGGAATACCAATATACAAGCAAGATTCTCGATCCTGATGCCGACACGGAAAACGATGACTATTTTGTTATGATCTGCGAACTTGATCCAGATGACGACATAAAAGACGAATCAAACTGGATTAAAGCCAACCCTATTGTTGCAACGTATCCGGAAGGTATGGAGTCACTACGTTCTGCCTTAAAGGTTGCGCTCGAAGTTCCAGAAAAAATGCGAAGCTTCCTTACCAAGAATATGAACCGATGGGTTGATCAAAAGGATAACGGCTATATGAAAATGTCAAAATGGCGCGCGTGCAGCGGTGAAATTCCTGACCTGGAAAACATGGCCGTATATCTTGGGCTGGATTTGTCCATGACTACCGACTTAACTTCAGTCGGCTGGGTTGGTGTTCTTGATGGAATCTATTATGTCGGACAACATTCCTTCATGCCTGAAGGGCGCGCAAAAGAAAAAATGGCGACGGATAAAGTGCCGTATGATCTGTGGAAAGAGATGGGTTACATTACGTATACGCCTGGCGACGCCGTTGATTATCAAATAGTTGAAAAATGGATCATTGAATTTATTTACAAGCATCGGTTTCGGCCACAGGAAACCGCATATGACAAATGGAATGCCTTGCATTTGGCCCAACGGCTTGAATCTAAAGGCCATACCATGGTGGAGATTCCGCAAAGAATCAATCAACTATCTTTGCCGACAAAAGACTTTCGTCAAAAAGTATATGACGGCAAAGTTGTTCACGGGGATGACCCCGTTTTAAATTGGGCGATCAATAACGCGATCATGAAAATTGATCCTCAGGAGAATATCATGCTGGATAAAGCAAAATCTCCTCAAAGAATCGACCCGGCTGCAGCTGTCATTAATGCATACGCCAGGGCGATGTATCACGAAACAAACCAAAAAGTAGACTTGAATGCACATTTCATGTCTGATAATTTCAGCTTTTAGGAT